CCATCATCTCCATTCACCATTAATTTAAACTTAATTGGTTGATTGAATTTAAAATACTGGGTCAACATGAATTCAAAATATTTTTGTTGATCTCAGAGTTTAATGGACCAGTACCCAAACATCCACTATCCCGATTTCCATGCCCAACATAGGAAACACCAAACTTGGTGACACTATTAGTTTTCCCCCAATGCTTTAGGAGCATTTGTTTATGAGGCATATCCACACACAAATGTCGAAAAAAATACTTTTCCAAATCCATAAAACCATCATGTAAACTACCATCCCAATTGGACACGTCAAACTCATACTTATAAGGATATTCTTCCATTTCATCAGCAATTAACCCCAATGAATCCGGGTTTTCCCCACATGCATAATAATAATCACCGACAAAGAACCGTTCTTTCATAGCTTTGCCCAAGTAATGAAAATAAGGAGCATAATTATAAAGATATGAATCAGAAAAGGAAAATATGGCCCTTGGCTTAAAATTAGATTCATCCTTTCCCATGTACAATTCAGTCTTCATCATGAGTTGAGTTTTGAAACTGGAATCATCCAAGATGTGATTGCAATTTAATATGGTATTGTATCTACCCGCAGACCAATTGTGACTGTTAAACTGTTCAAAAGAGGGGTATTCAAATATTAAAGGTGAGGTGTTATCATATTTGTTTTTAACCCAAATGGAAAATTTTTCAAACTCCACCAAATCATAGTCTCGGTCAAAACCAAGACGAATGTTAGCAGCTGCCTCTTCATTTTCAGGACACTTGGCCGGACAAACAAAAGAAACATCCATATTTAAACCCATATTTTCAATAGTTTGGTTCAAATCGCAATGTTTTTTTGATTCCTCAACCTTTATTGTTGCTCCCTTTTTGAGTGGCGGTAAGGGTCGTGTTAACTTATCATACCTAACTTTTGGGTACCTACGCAAAGAACATGGAGTCAAAATGGTTTTGGACATGCCAGCCAATGAATTTTTAACAACCTCAGTATAATGGTTGGGGCCTTCAAACTTCATTCCATGGTAATCAGTCCTGGTGACTGGTCGTTCCTCTAACACCTTGATGTGTGGTGAAACAGCGTCTGGATCAACCTTAGACAAATAACTAGTAACAGCTAAAGGTAAAGCTAAGGCTGGAGAAGCAGCCATAACACAAGCCATGTATTTTAAACCAGTGCTCAGTTTTTCACGCATCAAGTCTTTCTCACTCCTAAACTCTGGAATTTGAGAAGCCACAATTGCCTTTGCTCTAATTTTATTTCGAAGTGGTGCAGCTTTCAACTGTTCATCCCAAAATTTGTCCATGAATTTTAGCACCCAAGGTTCAGAATAACACTCCCGAATGTACAAATCCAAATCAACAACATCACCATAAACCCGACGGTACAACTTAGCAACCATAAAGTTAATGTTTTGTGAATCAATGAGTTGTTTCGACGTGACAAATTGGTGAAACAACGTGTACATGATGTTACGAAGCCGGTCCTTGGATGTGCCAAACAACTTGTAGGTTTTGTCATCATGTGTGAAGAAAGGTGTGTGAGAATTCTCATAGATGTAGTCCACTGCCATGTCCAATGAATTAGGGGTAGGAACATGAGGCTTGCATAACACAAACAACCCACAATCGGAATTGATTAGGAC